TTTTAAATTTGAAAAATTTGGTTGGGAAGTACACGAATACCAACGACCTGTTAATGTTGATGGTATATACTATTGCCACAATTACCCTACTGGTGTCATGGGTAAGCCTATTAGCGGTGACAATGTTGCTCGTGCTTTACTCTTAAAAAATAAAGTATCTTCTACTGTAGGTCATATACATACATTTGATTATGCTATGTGTGCATTACCTTCTGGTAGAAAACTTATGGGATTATCTGCAGGATGTTACTTGCATCATAAGGAAAATTATGCTAAAGCTACACAGCAAATGTGGTGGAGTGGGCTTGTAGTTAAACGTAATGTTTCTAAAGGTGAGTATGATTTAGAAATGATAGAGTATAATACAATTAGGAGAAAGTATGGAAGAAAATAAAAAGATGCCTTTGTGGGAACGTGATAAAGATAATAAAATTGTTCCAGGTAGAACTGAATACTTTGACAATGTAGTTAGACCTTCACATTATCTACATGGTAAAAAAGAAACAATAGAAGTTATAAGAGATTGTATGACTAGTGATGAGTTTCATGGTTATCTAAAAGGTAATATACTAAAATATGTTTCTAGATATAAATTTAAAGGAGAGCCATTAGAAGATTTACAAAAAGCACAATGGTACTTAGACAGATTAGTAAAGGAGGTTAGTAATGGGTCAAGTTAAACAGGCAATAATAGAAGTAGAAGATTTTGTTGCAGGGTGTTTACGAAAAGGTAGAACACTAAATCAAACAATTAGAGATGCTAGAGAATCTGTAGCAGCTAAGACTAATCCTTATTTAGATGATGAGGAATTAGTAGAAAATAAATATTATCAATTTAAAGGGGCAGAGTAATGAGAGATATGTTTATAGAGGCATTAACCGCTAAGTATGAGGCAGATATAAAAGTAGCTAAAGCTACAATAAATGTTTACATGGATAAGTCTGTAGGTATAGGGGAGCACCCACAGTTTATACATGAGATTGATAAACAATTAGAGTTAATTGCTACTGCCGAAGAAAAATTAGAAACGCTAAAAAAACATTATCCAACAGATGATGATATACCATTTTAATAGGGGGAAAGATGGACAAAGAACCAAAACCAAGACAGTATCTTGTTGATGCTGAACAATTAAAAGACATGATGAAATACCTTATGACAAGGCCATATGGTGAGGTGTTTTCTTTAATGAATCAAATAAGCCAACTAAAACCTTTTAATCCACAAGGAGATAAAGATGTTGGAAAAAAATAATATAGGTAAGTTTACTGGCATTTTATTTGAATTAAAGATAGGATTAAATAAAGATAATGCAATCGTAATTGACTATGGTGGTAAGCCTGTAGGTAAAATAAGAGAAGCCTTAAAGGCTTATCCATACCATGGCAACTTATGTGCTGCAGTGATTAATCATGCTAACTCTGTAGGTAAAAAATTAGAAACTGACATAAGGCAAATTATTCAAAAGGTATAATATGAAAAAAGATGTAAGAGAAGTAATACAAGGTGAAGAACCACATTTAAATAATCTATTAACACAAGAAGATTTATCTGCATTTAAAGGTATGGTAGATGAACTTAGAGATACTTGGACTAAGAAACAAATGTTTAGGACAGAAACAGAAGCAAGATTTTCTGTGCTACAAGACAATAGATATCCAACTAAAGCATCTAAGTATTGGCAATGTGTAAGAGAACAATCTAGTTATCTAGATAATTTGATGGCTTTGTCATTTGATTATAGAAGGAATGATGCGAAGATTAAATGGCTAGAAAAAAAAATAGAAAAAGAACAAGATGAATATAAATTAACTAAACATCAAATAGATTTAGATGAAGCTAAGTTTGGTAAAGCATCAATGGAGAAAGTTGCTAGACATAGAATGAGAGAAATTAAAATGTGGTCTAAATTAAAAAAAGAATTTGATGATGGTTCCTTTGATACTCAAGATGTTAATAGACATCAGCTAGAATCTTATGGATTACAATATCATGAGAAAGCAAAAACATTAAATACAAACTCAAGTGAGGCTGAAATATTTAATGTAATGGGTCAATTACAATCACTGCAGAGAATAAAAAAATCTGGCGAATTAGAAAGTAGTTACAAAGAAAAAGAACAGATAACACAGCATGGAAAACCCAAAGATTAATTTTGATTTTATATTCTTAGGACAATCTGTTTTAAAATATCAAGTTCCTTTAGATATATTTAGTAGTATTAACTATATATACGAAGCTAATTACCATAATCTTGCACCTGCAAATGGTCAATTAGTTGGTAAGATAGAAAAAGAACATTCTTTATTTTATAATGGACAAGATCAAACAAAAATGAAAAATCATAATATATTACCATCTAATGTAACAAATTATTTTTTACAAATGTTTAAACATTATTTATCTTTTAATAAAATAATAGATTATGATTTACATCTTAATTCTATTTGGGTTAATGAAATGAAACAACATGAATATAATCCTGCACATATACATAGAGGTATGCTATTTACTGGTTTATCTAGTGTTATGATTTTAAAATTACCATCAACATATGGTAGAGAATATTCAGCAGGACACATAAAACAAAATGGTAGATTGCAAATATTAGGGGCTGCTAATGGTCAGTTTGCAAAAATAGATTATCAACCACCAATGGATCTTAGAGATTTTTATATTTTTCCATATGACATGAGACACTGTGTATATCCTTTTAATGGGACTAATGAGACTAGAAGAACACTTGCTGCAAACTGTGATGTACAATTTGATCCAATAAAAAATAGAGGTGCAGTATGATAACAGAACCAAGGTGGAGATCTTTTATTGTAGAAACAACTAGCCCAGTATTTACACCAGAACAATGTCAATTAATTATTAATGCAGGAAGAGCAGAGCCAAAACAGGATGCAGAGATTGGAAATGGTAAAGGTATTAGAGGTGGTGTAATAGATACTAAAACAAGAACTTCACATATAAGCTGGATTCCATTTAAAAAAATGCCAGAGATGTATTCAATTATAGAAAAAATTATGAAAGCTACAAACGGAAATCATTTTGGTTTTGATGGTATGACTATTACAGAACCTGCACAATACACAGAATATCCAGAGGGTGGATTTTATGATTGGCATGTAGACAATGATGTTAATATGCAACATGAGCCGCCAGTGCGAAAAATATCTATGACATTATTATTATCTTCAGAATCAGATTTTGAAGGTGGAGATTTAGAACTAATGTCTGAAGGTAAAATTGGAAAATTAAAACAAGGTCAAGCTATATTCTTTGCATCTTTTATAAGGCACAGAGTAAAACCAGTTATAAGAGGTAATAGAAAATCTTTAGTTATGTGGTTTGGAGGCACACCATTTAAATGATTAGAGAACTACATTTTCCAACACCTATCTACATATTAGATATTAAAGATCAATCTTTAAATTTACAATTAGAAAAAGATGTAATTAATTGGATGAATCAAGATAAAGGTATAGTAAGGACTAATGTAAATGGATGGCACTCAACAACAGATATGCATGAAAAGCCAGAGTTTAAGAGATTAGTAAATGCTTTGTACGAAGCACAGAAAAAAATTTATATTGAAGAACATTTAGAATCAGAACCATTTCTAGGTAATATGTGGGCTAATGTAAATCCACCAGGGGGTATGAATAGAGCACATCAACATCCTAATTCTTTATGGTCTGGGGTATATTATATTAAAGCAACAGAAAATTCTGGTGATTTAAAGATAGATGATCCAAGAAATTGTGCTTCAATGATTAGGCCAAAACAAAAACAAGATAAGCTACCTACAAGGCTATATAGAGAAACTCATTATAAACCTATAACTGGTAGATGCATTATGTTTCCATCTTGGTTAATGCATTGTGTAGATCCTAATGAATCTAATGATATAAGAATATCTGTATCATTTAACTTTTTACAAAAAGGTATGTTTGTATGACATTTAAAACTAAAAAATATCAAGTAATTAAAAATGCAATTAACTATGAATTAGCTAATTTTATATATAATTATTTTTTACTAAAGAGAGAAGCTGTAGATTATATGTATAAAAGTAATATACATTCACAAGATTCAATATTAGGTACATGGGAAGACAAGCAAGTTCCTAATACATTTTCTTGTTATGGTGATTTTGTTATGGACACACTATTAATGAAAGTGTTACCTGTTATGAAACAACATACAAATTTAAATTTAGTTCCTACATATTCTTATGCTAGAGCATATAAAAAAGGTGATATATTAAGACGACATAAGGATAGACCCTCTTGTGAAATATCTACTACATTAAATTTAGGAGGTGATCCATGGCCTATATTTATAGATCCTACAGGATCAGATAATGTTATAGATGAATATGCAAATATACATAAACCTAATGCACCAAAAGGTGTATCAATTACACTTGGTGTTGGTGATATGTTAGTATATAGTGGATGTGAATTAGAGCATTGGAGAGAACCATTTGAAGGTAATGTTTGTGGTCAAGTATTCTTACATTACAATCATGTAGATGGCCCATTTGCTCAAAAAAATATTTTGGATGGTAGACCTATGTTAGGAATACCACCAATAAAAAAAGGCCCCTAGAGTAAATACTCTAGAAGCCTTTGTTGTTGCCTGCTGGGGGAGTCTTTATGGCTCCCCTTTTTTATTTTATATTAACAGTTCCAAGCACGAAGTGCTTTATTAATTCTACTATTAGGGTCGTTAGCTGTTTTAGCAGATGTAAGTTTTTTCTTCATACCTTTCATCCTTGCACAGAAGCTGGCTCTTCTTTTGTTACCAACTTTTTTGCTAGGTCTTTTTAAATTAGCACCAGTAGTTCTTTTAAAATATTTTCTACCTGCTTCATTTAATCCACCAGATGGGTTCTGATATTTTTTTGCTACCATTATTTTTTCTTAGCTGTCATCGCTGCTCTTTTAAACTGTGCGGCAGTAGGTGCACCTTTAGCACCTTTCTTTTTCATTTTACCACCACGTTTTCTTTTAGCATGGATGTTAGCATATAAACCTTTTCTCATTATACTTTCTTAGCTAGTTTTTTATTCATCTTTCTTTGAACTGCTTCTGGTAAT